GACACGTAGATGTGGACACCAACTTTGCTCGTGAGATGCCCTGCCCCTCTGCCGAGCACCTTGCAGAAATCCTCAACGAACTCTACGAAGATCGGGACAAGCTCGACGCCGTAGCCGAACTGTGCTACATCCGCGTAACGGACGATCAGTTCAACTGGGATACGGTTGCCGCACAATTTGATGGGGTGTTCCAGGAGGTGCTCAATCCTCCTAAGCCGGAAGTGAGGTTGGAGCCGAAGGGAAAGAAAGCTAAAAAGAAAGGGAAGGCTCAAGGCGTAGAGCTTGCTGCCGTCTAAGATCTGACCGGACGATCCGCATGGGTGGATGAGGCCTCTCGCCGCAAACGAGGGGCTTTTTTATGGAAAGGCAGTCTCATCATGAGACCAAAACCGTGAGTTTTAGAGTGGGACTTTAGAGGCATTCCAATCCTTACATGACGTAAATAACAAGAGGAAGTAACGTGTCATAGTCCGTTTTAATGACAAGATGCTACAGGTTGTTATTTAGCTCATAGAAAGATAGATAGTATTGTAAAGTCCGTAAAGTCGCCCTCCACCCATGGCTCGCCGGTACAGACCCATGCCACCCCTCTGGTACGTGAAGCAACGGTTAAGACTGAGTGACAAGTACCCCAGTGGCTTGGAATGGGCAGAAACCAATCGTCGCCATAAGGATGGAGAGATGGCTGGGTACCTGGAGCATCACGGCAGGTACTACGTCGTTTCTTTAGATAACTAAAAATTGCATGCCCACCGCATCGTGTACTACCTACGTACTGGCGAGGATCCGGGGAACGCAGACGTGAAGCGTCCTGAGGACTGCCCCAAGCATCAGCTGCCGACCGAGCTGTGGCTTGAGTCACGGAAGGAGAAGCAGCCACGCACCCGCCGCAACCGTCGTCAAACCGCTGTTCTGAACTGAGATGGCAAGCTTCATCAAGAAACTCGAATCCACTCTGGGACTCGCGAGATTCAGGCACGTCAATGCCATTGATTCCCTGGAGGAGGAACGACTCAACGAGCTGGGGTACTACACAGGCTTTGCTTGTCCTCACGGCCATCTCATTCGAGACTCATCTGAGCATTGGTGCTATGAATGCGCCAAGAAGATCCTCAGTAACGTCTGCGGGTTTGACGTGAACTACCTGCAATCCGACTACCGCATCAAGTACGCCAAGGTCTGGAGTCAAGTCAATGTCACCTTCCCGGATGAGTGCTGGGAGATCAACGGACCTTCTGGTACTACACCCAAGCGTGTGTGTCTTCCGTCCTATCGATCCTTCTACAGCAAGCAGAAGTCCGAAAACGTCAACATCCATAAAGCGATCTACCAGTGCGCATGGGGTGATGTGGGATCTCTTCTGGTGACACGTCTGTGCGGAAACAAAAAGTGCGGCAACCCACTGCACTTGGTTTCAAGCTTCAATAGGAACTTTCCGCCTCAGACGATTGCTCCTTGCGTCACAGAATTTGAAGCCAAAAAGTTGATGATGTTCAACCAAGGGGGGCATAGCGGATTGGATGTAACCAAAGTGATTCTCAAAGATCACAAAAACCCCATTGCCAACCCAGAATACGTTAAGAATCGCCCCGAGTACAATGAATAAATAAGGATTGTTGGGTAGAAGTGTCACGGGTATCCAATCAAACTAATCAACGTCAAAGAACAAAAGAAAATCCGCTAGACCTTGGTACGTTTGGCGAACTTTCTCTGCGTTATTTAACGGGAACACTTGGTCCTTTGAACCAGGTGGGTCTGAATGGTTACGGCGGTGGTACATATAACCACTGGTTTCGTATTAATATCACCAGTCCCGCTTGGATTATTCTTGCCAAGGGTGGCCCAAGGCCTAATTACATTCAAACATCCGTATATGATTTGAATGTTAACCCGGTTAACGGGCTACCAATTTTTGATGCTGATTCAATTCGCCAGGGATTAAATACTGTTGGCTCTGTATACATTCCGTATCTTGATACGGTAATGAGCCATCAATCAGATTTATACAATACATTTGATCCTGTACGCCTAGATCGCGGAGATGACCGTTACTATCCATTGCCACAAGGGAGCTATCTTCTCTGTGTTTCTTCAACACGTAATGAAAGAATTGACTATTCAGTCGGTATTGTTGTTGAATTTGCACAAAGTGAACTATTCTTGGCGCTAGAGGACTACAGTCTGTTTCTCCAAGAAACAACAATTGATCCTGTCACAACAGTAACAGTTGATTCTCCTATTACTGTTGACACTATCATTTCAGCAGAGCCAGGTAGGCCAAATGGTTTTACTCAAGATCTTTGTCAAATCAACTCAGGCGTAACAGTTACTGTTTTAAATGGTTCTGAGTGGTTGATTGGGCAACAAACTACTGGCGGTGGTGCTGTTACTAATGACTTCTTTCTGCTTGAATTTGGTAATGAATCATTCCTTGATACCATTCACGATCACACACTGTCAGAATGGAGAGATGCCTGGAACGCACAGCATCATCCTGATGATAAGTTCCCGGATCTCTTTATCCCACTGACAAATAGGCCATGATTACACGTCTTTTGTCTGTATTCAAACAGAAGCATTCACCTGAGATAGCTTGGAAGCGTTATTGTGAAAAGAATCCAAGCGCTCCATGTTGCCGTATTTACGATGTCTGAAGACGAACAAAAAGTAAACAAAGAAGAAAATAAGTACCGTAGTCCAACTATTACAGACGCAACCGAAAAAGATTGGGAAGATTTTTTTGCCGTCCAAGAGGAAAATATATTCGACCGTTAGAATAAAAGAAACGGGAGGTACCCATGCACAAACTTAACGAATACATTGAAGTTGCGCTTGCTATTCACGCTGCAGCTTCTGCTATCTGCGCACTAACCCCTACTCCCAAGGATGATGAAATTCTTGGTAAGGCTTATAAAGTTCTTGAGTTTCTTGCTCTGAATATTGGTCGCGCCAAACAGCGCTGATTAATCAGGTAAAGCCTGGAACCAAAACACAGTTCCACCTTGTTTTTCTACCCAATCACGTGTTGCAAGTGCGTTGTTCTTCTCAAGAGTGACGCACTTTTTCTCATTACCAAGTTCCCAGCACATATTGACGCGTATGTGTGGATCTTTCTTGCATTTCACTTCAGTAGTCCCAGCGGACGCGAGGCCTTCCTTCTCTGATACCAAGGTGCACAAATCCTTTTGGGGCACCGTATCCTACCGAATAAGGCCAGTTTTTATCGCACCAGTTTTGTACCGCATAAGTGTCGGCGCCTTGGATGTAAAAATCAACAGCTCCTTTTGACGGTGCACTATAAGTATGCTCACTATTTTTGGCGCCACCCACTTGTGTATTGATGGGTTCAGGACGAGAAGCACTGGTAATAATGATTGGTTTATTACCAAAAGCGCTACGTACTTTTTCTAGGAATTGACACAGTTCAAGTGCCGTATCACATTGATGTTGTTTAGTAAATCGACGCGCTTCCTGGTTGAGCGTTAGTTCTCCGTATTTAATATTGGGTGTAACTTGAAATGTAAACGGGCTCCAGGGGTTAAATTTAGGTTTTTCATTATTACCAGGGGTTCCTGTCATGCGATCCATGACCTGAATTAATTTTGTGCTGTACAAAGGATCGGTGGCGTATCCTTCTTCTTTTAATAAACGTGCACATTCATTCCTACTACTGGCACGATTAACACCTTTATACCCGTTGTAGTCCTTATACCAACGAGTCACCAAGTAGTCAACACAGTCATATAAAGTATCAAAGGCTTTAAACCAATCTTTAATGGTTACTGTCTGACCGCCGTAGACTTCCTGTGTAGAGACGTAACAACCTTCTCCATCTTTTGCTTTGATGCCAAAGTAGTTATGCGTACAAGAAACATGTTTTCCCTGTGCGCTCTCTAGATACCACTGAGCAGCAACACATTCAGGGAACTTGGCACCAGCTTTCTTTGCAGCTCCAAGAACACCTTCCCATGTGTTAGAAAATTCCGGTTCTGGCTTTGAATCGTTGCGGTACTTAATCGCAAATTCTTCAAGTACAGAAGCCGGAATTTTTGTTTCTAACCACGCAAATGCGTCTCGCTGATGCGGAAGCTCTTTGTAATACTCAGCCGCATCAACAAGTTTAATCATGACGTTTACGCAGTAGTATGAGGCACTTCTATCCAGGAATGAGTTGCTTCATCCCATTGATATTGTTTTCCATCGCTTGGGTAAGGAATCGGGGGATCCCACAGACCTGTCGTGGTGTTTAAAAGCCAGGAGGGATATGGCTTGGGGGGGATAAATCCATCAATCACGTCGTCATAGGTGTAACCAATGCCGGCGTAATTTTTACGAAAAGCTTTCGATTGGTCTGGGCCAGGTGTGTTGCTGTTAGGTAAGTAATAAACACCACCGCGAGTGTTATAACTGGTTTGCTTATAAGTTTGGCCGGTGCGAGCGCTTAACTCAGCTTCTTTACCGTCATCTTCATCACGGCCAACGGTAACAAAAGTGACGATGTTGTTCTCGTCGAGAAGTGCGAAGTGTGCCATTAGGAGAACGTTACAGTTTCAGTAGTTGTCGATGTTGCAGTAACAGTATAAATTTTAAAGCCTGCAACAGCTGTAGACAAAGAACTTGTTACGCCACCAGAAAAAGATGCCGTTAAAGTGTCTGCAATTTTAATAATAACAACACCAGAGCCGCCAGCTGCTCCAGAAGCGGCGTATGCACCGCCACCACCGCCACCTGTATTTGTTGAGCCTGCTTGTTGTCCACTACCTGATTGCAAGCCACCATCACCACCACCACCAGCGCCACCAGCACCGACTGTACCGTTAGAAGCACCGCCGCCACCACCTGCCCTTGTAACAGAAGAACCAGTAATAGAGGATGCCACACCAGTACCACCTGCGCCACCAACGCTAGTTGCTGCATTCCCACCAGCTGCTCCTGCGCCACCGCCGCCGCCACCAGCTGTTGCTCCAGCTACACTGGAACCGCCCCCATAACCTTCATTTGCTGTGCCAGAAGCGCCTGGAATGGCTGGAAAAGGTGAACCACCATAGCCGCCACCACCTCCGGAACCACCTACAAGAGCAGGGGCGCTATTACCGCCACCACCTCCTCCTCCTGTACTCGTACGTGTACTAAATACAGAGTTGTTACCAGAAGAACCAGCGCCAGGTCCCACGCTGCCTGCACCACCCGCTCCTACGGTGATGGTGTAAGAAGTTCCTGGTGTGATTGTTATAGAAGATTCGGCAGATGCTCCACCACCAGAAGGTCCAGCAGATGTGCGATAACCGCCAGCACCACCTCCTCCGAAGCCGCCGCCGCCACCGCCACCTGCGATAACGAGATACTCAACAACTGCTGGTGCTGTTGCTGAAGCGCTTGGTATTCCAAGCAGCATCTGGATGAAGGACATATCAGCTTAACCCTGCACCACCGATTACAAACTCAGTGCCTGCTGCACCTGAAACACATAATACTGTGGCCAAACCTCGCTGAGCAAGGGTCCGATTACCTACGCCAGACGTACCGGCTTGGCGAAGAGTAACGTTAGTACCTTGAGTGATTGTAATGTTTCCAGTGGTGTTGTTATAGATACTTACTGCTTGGCCAACAACAAATACACCAGAAGGCACTGTTACGCCAGCTGTAGTAAAAATGTGGTCCCCAGCATCTGTTGCAGTGAGCGTATAGGAAGTTGTTTGCACAACTTGTGGAACATCGCGGACATTACCAGCGACATCTCTAACAGCGCTACCTGAAACAGTTCCTGTAAAACCACCACTGGCAAAGTTAGCCGCAGTACCAGTAACGGTTGTTCCGGTGACTGTTGTAAAACCTGCTGTATTACCAGTTAACGTCCCAAACTGGCCAGCGGTGCCAGTGACAGTTGCTCCTGTGACTGTCGTAAAACCTGCTGTATTACCTGTAATGGTGCCAAATTGACCGGCTGTACCTGTGACGGTTGCCCCTGTAACAGTACCAAATCCAGCGGCAGTACCGGTTAAATTTGTAAACCGGCCTGTATTTCCACTTACAGTTGCACCACTAAGTGTCGTGGTGAAAATACCAGTGACAGCTGTAATTGTGGTGAAATTACCCGCGTTACCAGTGACGGTTGCGCCAGAAACGGTGCCGGTAACAGAGATATTAGTAAAGCCTGCCCCGTTTGCCAGGCCGCTTACAGTCGTGGTCGCGTCAACGCCAGCTGCCGTGTAGGTAATATTATCAACTTTTAGGGTTCCGTAAGGCATTACCGTGTCCCTTTGTATTCTTAATACCTAGTTTAATTCAATTCTACACAAGGATGGCCCAGCGCGAACCATCTGGTACATCAACCGTAAATCCAGTTTGAATTTCTACTGGACCTTGGCTTAATCCGTTAAATCCATTACTTATCCCAAAGTCAACATCAATCACAATCTTGCTTTGCATAATTGTGGTGATGCCACCTCCACCGCCCCCACTTTGAGCAACCCAAGAAGTTGTACCGTTTCCATTGGTTTGTAAAACAAAACCGTTTGTACCAACAGTTGTTGGGAAGGAGAATAGACCCCTGGGGCGCACATCACCAGAACCGGTGACAAACGTAGTGCCACCAGCAATAAATGTACTACCGGAAGAAGTGACAAATACGCCGGTCGTTGCTTGAACAATATTGCCGGTAACAGTTGCACCAGAAACCTGTGCTGTAAAGACTCCGTTTACGCCTGTAATCTGGGTAACATTGGCAATCTCGCCTGTAATTGAAGTACCGGAGAGGGTAACAAAGTTTGCAGTCGTACCAGTAACGGTCGTTCCAGTAATCGTCGTAAAACCTGCCGTGTTACCAGTCAGTGTTCCAAACTGACCTACATTACCCGTGACGGTAGCACCAGATAGATAAGTAAATAATCCACTGGTTGTAATTAAAACACCAAAGCTACCAACGGTGCCTTTAACCATGGCACCAGAAACTTCAACTCCGGTGATATTGGTTGCATTGACGTTGACAAAGTTAGCAGTAATGCCGGTAACAGTCGTACCAGTAATCGTAGTGAAGCCTGCAGTTCCACCGGTTAGTGTCGTGAATTGAGCCAGGTTTCCAGTGATCGTTGCACCTGAAACTTGACTTGTAAAGACACCAGAAACACCAGTGATGCTGGTCGCCTGAAGCGTTGTACCTGTAATGGTGGTACCACTTAAAGTTCCTGTGATTTGAACACCGGAACTAAAATAACCAGAGCCTTCAACCCTTAAGTTGCCGGATACAACAAGATCGCCAGTAACAGTATGAGATGCAGCAACCAGTGTTCCAAAGATTCCACTTGTAAAGCGTGCAGTTCCACCAGTAACTGTCTGACCAGAAACCTGAGTTGTAAAGACGCCGCTAACAAAGTTTGCGGTGGTGCCTGTAACCGTGGTTCCAGTGACCGTTGTAAAGCCAGCGGTATTGCCAGTGACAGTACCGAAGAAACCATTGTTTCCTTGAATCGAAACACCAGAAACAGTCGTGGTTCCAATGATGGTTCCACCTGTGATAACGCTTGCTTCTAGGCTGAGGAAACGTCCGTATTCACCGGTAACGTTTAAACCGGAAACCTGGGTTGTAAAGACGCCACTGACAAAGTTGGCAACAGAGCCAGTGACGGTCGTACCTGTGAGGGTTGTGAAGCCACCACCTGCTCCGGTAATAGTGATGCCACTGACACGACCGGTGACATTAATCCCGGAGCTGAAATAACCAGAACCACGAACAATTAAATCACTGTTAACGGTTGCATTACCAGTGACGGTGATATTTTCTCGGACAATACCGGTGGTAAAGAATGCAGTAATTGCATTCAACGTTGTGAAGTTACCAGTATTACCTGTGACGGTTTGACCGGTAACTGTTGTGAAACCTGCAGTACCACCGGTAACCGTTGTGAATTGACCCGCACCGCCAGTGACAGTTGCACCAGAAACCTGGGTCGTACCAATGATGTTGACACCAGTTACGTTTGTAAACTGGGCATTGGTACCGGTAATGGTCGTACCGCTGACCGTACCAGTGATTTGAACGCCGGAGCTAAAGAAGCCCGATCCACGAACGATCAGATCACCACTAACGGTCGAGTTACCGGTGATGGTGTGGGAACCAGCGTTAAGGACCTGGAAGTTACCCGTCGTAAAGTTAGCTGTCGTGCCAGTGACTGTGGCTCCGGACAGTAATGTTGTGTAGATACCAGTGATACCGGTTGCAGTACCAAAGGCACCAAAGTCGCCAGTGACCGTACCACCTCTGAGGTAGTTACTAAAGACACCAGAAACTGCAGCTAAGTTTCCAAAGTTACCCGTATTGCCGGTAACAGTTGCACCAGAGACAATGGTTGTAAACGTACCGGACACACCCGTCAGGGTGGTCACAGAAAAACTATTGGTTGTTAGTGTGTTTGCTGCAACGTTTGTTGCATTGACATTGGTACCCGTAATGGTGGTACCGCTGAACGTACCGGTAACGTTTGTTGTACCAGAGACGTAAAGAATCCCAATATTCGTTGTATTGCTGACGTTCAGACCTGAAAGGGTCGTTTGATCTTGAACCGTCAGGTTGTCTTCAATAAGAACAGAACCGCTAACTGTGCCACCAGTGCGTGGCAGGTAGTAAACATTAAGGTACGCCTTGGTGCCAGATATCGTTAGCTTCTTGTTTTTAATCGCAGGGTCAACTTCACCGACATCCACAACTGTCAGCAGATCTCCATCCGCTAACTGGATGCCGGCAAGTTCTTGTAGCTCGGATATACGCCTGTTGGCCACCTATTAAATCACAAAAACCCCATAAAATGAATTATAGTCGCAGTGTGTCTAACCTCACCGAGCCTTGATTTCAATGCGAGGTAGGTGGTTGGATGCAAAGTTCCAGGCTGCCTGAACACCTGTGACTAAGCCACAAGCAATCGCAAAGACAATAATGAGTTCAGCAACTGTCAAGTTGCGGCGCAGATAAATGACTTGCGCTTGAGGGGGCTGAAATACAGGAACAGAAGGACGTGGTGCAACAGGAACCTCCTCTTGGGGAGCCATCTGTTGTTGCTGCTGCAGGATCGTCATTCGAATTGCTTCTTCCCGTGCACGAGCCTTCATGGCTTCCAGCATTTCAGGGGTAATTCCCTGTGGGATAGGCGGCATTTGAGGTTGCTCACCAGGTTGGGGAGGGGTACTGGAAGGAATTTGTTCTTCCATCGTGGTGCAAAAGATTTGCCCATACACTAGCATCTAACCAAAATGTTTGCTGCCATGAAATACGGCCTGCGCAAAAGCCTGGAAGATATTGCGTTTGAACTAAAGGGTATCAAGAACGTCCTTAGTTCCATGTGGCACAGCCGGTACTCAACCGGTGAAATTGATGTGTTGAATCCAGAGGCCTATGCCGATGAGTACATCTCAACAGAAGAATGCGGTAAACGACTGGGGGTCTCCGATCAGACCATTCGTAATTGGATTGCCATCGGTCGGCGTGATCCAAATAAAGGATGGAAAGAAGGCATCCATTTTGTCAACGTCTCTCCTGATCCCAATCGTAAAGCTGTCCTTCGCGTGCCTTGGAACCAGCTGGTGCAGTCCTTCTCCAAGAACAGGGACTTGGAATCAGGGGATCTAAGGGGTAAAGGTGACAGTGCTACCAAAATGTACAAAACAGATCGAGGCTTTCTCGAATAATGGCCCATCGATTCCGTGGAGTTGATGTCTCCTCCGTAACCATTGAGAATCACGAGCAACTTCTTCCGGAATCATTGATCCGGCAAGTTGAAATGTTCATACCGCCAGAAGGTTCGTTTGATGACGGATGCTTGCAGCGGTACCTGGAGAACTTAAAGAATTATGAGGAGGAGGACGCCAACTCCGGCATGACCCTTGCCAACAGGTTGCGTCTAGCGTTCCAGGATTTACAGTCCGATACGATCTGCGGCAAATTTCCACAGGCCGAATTACCACTTAAGCGAAGACTGCGTTGCGTCGCTGAGTATCTGATTCGCTCTGGTGAATTTGACAAGGTACGGGATGAAGCTGGCAAGTTGGTGAAAAAACGTGGAGTCCTTGGTAAGCTTGTTGTCTTGTATCAACCGACCGAAAAGCTTCTAGAATCCCTACATCGTCAAGGATTGATTGAAAATGGTAAGCAGGCGTGAAAAGTTAATTGCTTCTGTTATTGGTCCAGAGCTGGATCAAACCAAGGCCCGGATGCTTGATGCAACCATCAAGTTAATCCTTGGTGATATGGGAGAGCAGTATTGCAAGATGTGGGAACTGGAAGGGCCTGGTGTCATGGTCTTCCAACCAGAAAACAAAGAACGTTCCATGTTTTTCTGGACCCTCAAGGAAATTCATTCGGCACAGGAAGATTGTGAGCGTGGCAACGATGGTGACATGGCTGAAACCTTCCGTCGCATTCTCTCTGCTGCACAAAAGATTGACCCAACAGAAAAAGCAGGTTATGTCATTAATGACAAAGATGGCATCCGCTACTGCGAGATCGACTACAACCAGGCGTCTAAGTAATGAAAGAAGCTGGGGTCCGTGGTGTTAAGGCACGGTCGGAAGACTCTGAGTTGATCACAAACTCGGACTTGATCGTTGCTGCGAATGAAGTGATGGGTGGCATTGAGCTGGATGTTGCCAGTAGCAAGGTTGCCAATGAGTACGTTCAGGCACCTGCCTTCTTCACGCCATCGGATGATGGGTTGAATGCACAGCAGTGGTACGGGAATGTTTATTTGTTTCCGCCAGCGGGTGCATACTTTTGGGACATTAAACACGAACGATGGAAGATGACACGTGCATCTTCTCCATCACTCACGTCTTCTCACGCCGTCTGGTTCAGAAAACTGTATCGGTCTTGGCTTGCAAAAGAAATCAAGCAAGCCATTTACTTTACCAATTGTCCGGACATGATCCGGTACGAGCCCAAGATCTTTAGCTTTCCTTTATGCATCTTGCGTGTTGCCCCTAGCTTATTGCGTCATAACAGTCAAGGAATTAAACAGCACAGGACGTGCACTTCCATGGTTGTCTATCTTCCACCCACAGATTCGTCAGACGTGGCAGTCGAACGTTTCATTGACGTTTACTCAGAACGCGGGCATATCCTGTCGTAATTTCTGTATACTAAAAATCGAATGACAGGGACCATGAGCGTTCTGGCCGACTGGGAAATCAAGCAGCTTGCAGAAGAAGAGGAAATGATTGCTCCTTTTGTTGATCATCTGGTCAACAAAGAAGGGGGACGCAAGCTTCTTAGTTACGGCTTGAGCTCTTATGGGTATGACATCCGGCTTTCTCCAACGCAATGCCTGATCTTTGGTAAGGTGCAAGCAGGGGATTGTGATCCCAAGAACTTTGATCCCGATATTTTGAAGCCAACTGACCTGTTGGAAGACGAAAGGGGACAATACTTCCTGCTGCCTCCGTACGGTTATTGCCTTGGTGTGGCGCAAGAACGTTTGAAATTACCAGGGGATGTCACCGTTGTGGCAGTCGGCAAATCAACGTACGCACGTTCAGGAATCCTTGTTAACATCACGCCTGCTGAGAGCGGATGGGAAGGTTACCTAACACTTGAAATCAGTAACTGCACTGGCCTCTTCAATCGCATTTACGCCAATGAAGGCATCACACAGTTGCTTTTCTATCGGGGCAATCCCTGTCATGTAACTTACCAAGATCGCAAGGGTAAGTATCAAGACCAACCAGATCGCGTCATTTTTTCTCAAGTCTGATCAAGAGAAAGCATCAAGATAGTTGTAAGCCCGGCCAGAATTTGGTTTGGGCTTATCAGCGTATCCAACAGCGCCACTCCTTCCACCCGAGTCACCGGTAGTCGGGAGTGATACACCTTGGATCGATGCAGGGACCCTGGGTGTCCTTCCACGAATCGTTGGTTCATCAATACCAGCACGAAGCTTGTAGGCGCCAGCGGACTTTGCAGCCCTCATGAATTTGGCGACGCGGTCCTGATTGTCGTTTAACGACTCTGCCTGGAACCGTTCATCTTGCGGCAAGCGGCGTAAGTCAGTGTCATACGCCTGCTCTGGGCGTAGGTCAGAAACTTCAGCGCCTGATGTACCAGCATCGGGGCGTGGATCGTATCCGAAGTCAACCGGACTACGTTCCTCTCCTTCCCTTGGGTTATAGAATCTTGCCATAGTATCATTGTAAAAGGACTGAATCAACGATTAAATAAAATGAACCACGCAGCTTCTTTCCTTGATGCGTTTGTTCAAGATGAGGTTATGTCTCGTTGTCTTGACGAAGGGGATTTCGGCCAAGCTCTCGACAACGAAGAAAATGATGTACCCTTGTATGACATGTACAACAGAGGTTTAGTTGCATGCGAACAAGGACTGGAAAGGAACCCGTTGTTCTTGGAGGGGATGAAGCGTCCCGGACTGACGGGCTTGATTCCCTCAATGGAGGAGGGACTAGCGATGGGAGCATCACCGAAGCCCCACTCTTTAGTTTTGGAACTGGAAGAGCCGGACGAGAAGGAGAAGATGCTGTCGGCGAAAAGACTTGGTTTGCGCCGGTAAGCACTGCGTCTCCTGACGTATTGTCTTTTGGCGAATGCAAGGATGGTGTGTGCCCAGTGCCCTGGGCCACCAAGGCTTTAGATAATCCCATCTTTAAGTTTGACGGTCCTCCCGTCATTAAAGAGGATGAGGTCAACCATCCGTCTCATTACACTGATGGCACCATCGAGTGCATCGAAGCTATTGAGGCGGAACTGACTCCAGAGGAGTATCGCGGTTACCTCAAAGGCAATATTGCCAAATATATTTGGCGTGAACGCAGTAAGGGTGGTATCACTTCATTAAAAAAGGCCCAGTGGTATCTGGACCGTTTAGTGCAGTTTGACGAAATTCAGAACGGCTGAAGATCGTCGTCGTCCTCGTCCTCGTCGTCGCTGTACACACAAGCGGCGGCGAGTTCTGCTAGCTCTAGGTCTGTGGGCCAATCAACGTCAATATCAATGTTTTCACCTGCCATGATGTCTTTGATGGCATGCCATTCCATCAGACGTTGGTGGTAGAGATTGAGAAGGGCGGAATACAGTTCTTCCCACGTCATCTCTTGGGCCTGGAGCTCGGCCTTGCGCATTGCAAATTGCAGCTCCAAAGGTAGCTCAAACTCCCGTGGTTCTACCGAACGCTCCATGCCACTCTGCATTAATTCCTAGCAATTATTCTAATGCTAGCTGTTAAACAGCAGATCGAGCTCCTCTGACGCAAAGGTGCACCAAGGGTCTTCGTCAATATCAAAGTCGTTGGCGAACTTGGATAGGACGTAAGGATTGATGTGTTCCTCCAGGGAGCGGATCGCTCTGACCTGGTGGGGAGCAGCGGTGTAATTACGGAAAGCTGCAAGCAAGATCTCTGTTGAGGACCAGGGGTTGGCTTCCACTTCTGCAAGGAACAGACTGATCTCTTCCCGTCGCCTGTCTACAAGAGTGCCGACAACGGAATGGTTTTGATCAAAGATCCACTGCCCCATTTCCTTGGTGGCATCACAGAAATCTTCCCGTTCGATGCAATCGATTACATTGCTGTAGAGAAAGGGCTCCCATCCGATGGAATGGATGAAAGAGATCAGTGCTTGGCGCATGCTGTCATCAAGCCCCAGGTTTAGCTTGATCAGCTGGGTATCGATGATAGAAGCTTCGTGGAATAAATACTCCAGTGCTTTTTCTTTACTGCAACACTGACCACGTTTTACAGGAGAACCATCGGGGTAGAACTGAGTTCCAAACCCGATGGTGTAGGGCTCTTCTCCTGTGACGGGATCTGCGTACGCCTTCTCATTGAACCCTTCGTGTTTACGAATAAGGTTAATCGCACGCGAAAGATCCGACATGGAGGTAACTATTATTACCTCCAATCATACACAAATTATTTACCCTGACCGCGACTGAGTTTACGGCCATGACTGGGTAAGGAATTACGCCCGTTACCTTGACGGGTTTTCTTGGGCTTGGACTCAAGTCGGACTGTGGTTGATTTGGGTTTTGCCATGCCGGTAAGGAATCAGCCCACGCAGCTTAGCGTGATACTGCCTGTAGGACAACTTTTTTGATATCGTCGGAATAGTTCGATTGCATTAAATCTTCAGTTCTAAATGGATATTGAAAGTCTAAAAGAGCACGCTGCAACCGAGGATCGTTTGTTCCTAAGGCTAATTGGTGCATTTTTTGTTGATTAGGAAAATGCTCAGGGGTATAACCTGGCTCCATGGAAAATGCAGGTAACAAAGATTGGTTCAAAGGAAGACCATCTATTGTCTGCATGTGTTTACCTGCTAATTGCATCACCACTTCACCTTGTGACTCCAGTACCGTGCTGACATTTTATCTGGATTGGGATCCTGGGCGTTATGACGGGCGTAGTACGACTTCTTACGTGCCTTGTCCTTAGCTGTCGTTGGGTTCTTGCCAGCGCCTTCCACACCTTGCTGGCCAAAGCGTACGATCTTTTCTTCGCCGCCTTCGCAAGCTTTGACCACATGACTCTTGGTTGGGTGACCAGGGGTCTTCTGTGGCTTATTGCAAGCCATCTTATCTTTGGCAATCTTGGCTGCACCAGCAGCTTTACGGTGTTTCTCAGACATCAAGCAAACCCTTTGAAGAAGGATGTAAATTCACCAAGAATCCTTTCGCCGGACTTGGATTTGTATTCTTCTTTATCTTCGTCATCTAACAGTTTAAAATAACTAGACGTTGCTTTTTCTTTGTCCGTAGCATTTTCTTCGGTAGAACCAAAAAGACTGCTGATAGAACCAAGAGCAGTAAACGGGTCTTCGCTTGTTAAACCTGCGTACTTACCACCGAGTTGCAAACCCTTTTCGGATGCGCCTTGCTCCATAAGCTGCATTTCTTCTTTACTGACATCAGTCATAAACTTGCCATAAAAGTCGTCTTCGCTTCCTTGGTAACCAGCGTTCTTGAATGCCTTGTAAAGGCTGGTGGCATAAGGAGAAGTTTCCGCTTTGGCGTCTTCAGCCCGCTGGATGTAATCAACACCCACCTTCTTCTGTGTAGGTGTAACTCCTTTTTCATTCAAGTATTTAATTGCTTCTCGTACGTTGACCGCATTGTTGGTCCTAAATTGATCCGCAATATATCGCTTGACTTCATCAACACCCATTCCCTCGCCAGCAATGCCAAGGGTTCCTAGCATCTTGTCCCATTCATCTTTGTTTGTTTCAGGACTAACACCTTCAATAACACTGTCCGCAAATTCTTCTGGCGTTACAAACTGCAGGAAATTAACATCTGCAAGATCAATATCTTTTGCGGCAATTTCCGGAAGGATTTTAGTGTTGATGTAATCAGTTGCGTCTTTTAATGTAATGACATCTTTGGCTGGATCATAGCCTTTGGCTGCGCCAACTACCTGATAATGAAGTTTGGCAAACTGAGTTTTATCATTCGGGTCTAACCCATAGTGATAGGCCCACTGGTTCCAAGTCCAGTCAGTTCCTGGGGCGTTGGTTTCACCATTACGCTTAGCTGTTTCCCAATCTTTTGCGACTTGATCAACTTGTTCTTGGTACCTTGTTACTTTTGGATCATCTGGAGTAAAGTTTCCAGTTGGATCCATGTAGAAACCGGCATCGAAATTTAAAGGTGCCGTACTGTAAACACCATCCAAATATGCTTCTGCCCGTAGAGCGGCAACATCTTTTAACTTTGCTAAAGACTTTTGTGTATCAAAGATATTTTTGTCTTGTTGTTGAAGCTCAATCGTGCTGATAAACTCACTCATTGACTTGGAGTTATCGAAGCGAGGTTTTAAGTATTCATCAACATATCGTTTAGCAAAGTCACCAGTTAACTTATACGTTTTTGTTGGATCAACAGGATCTTGGACCTCAATTCCTTTTTCGTAATTCCCAACTAGTTGTTCATCAAACCACTTTTGCCAGTTATATGTAACTCCATTCAAACTGGGAATACCTGTTGCTTTAGATAAACTTTCCTCTAAACTTTCCCTTGCTTTTTCTGGGTTTGTGACAAAGCCAAGAATACCGCCAATACCGCTGTCACCAAGCAAAGAATTGGTGAGGGTTTCGTTAATAGTTAAAACTTCATTAAAACCTTCAAGTCCTTTGTAAAACTCAAAGTCCCTTTCTTTTGCTTTTGCTTTAACTAACTCATCGGCAGCTTTTTTAAGCGAATCGTTAGTTAAAGAACCAAACTGCTGTTGAACTTGTTTTTCTTTTCCAGCAAGCTCCGTACCTACACTTTTGCTAAGGATCGTATCTCCTTCAATACCAAGCACTTTGTCCCGATACTGCTGATACTCAGCATCGGTCATTGCTTCTTCATAGTATTCAGGCAACTCCGCAAGCTGTGCTTCATTACCGCGATAACCTGCAGACTTACCTTGTGTGGTGTAGTGCCAATGGAGATAAGTGTCGAAACTATAACGACCGGTGATGTCTAAATCAGGAAGATAATAAGGCTCGTCGGCTGTTCCTATGTTGACCGCTTCTTGTGCTGCGTCCCATTGGGTTTCAGCAGCTGATCCACCAGGAGTTGATGCGTAGTAATAGTCGGAATCAAATCCGCCAGTTGGTGGCTGGGCTCCGTTTTTTGGATCCCAGGGTTGAATTTTTTTCTGATAACTTGCTGAAATAACCTCAACACCAGTGTTGTTTAGAAGATCGTTAAATTTAATATCACCAATAGCCCTTCTCATTCCCTCCATTAAGGGCTTATAAGATCCCTCTTTACTCGCATTGACAGAATCGACAAGTCCTTCATAGTATGTAAGCGCTTTTTCTCCTATGCCTTTTTTGTCTGCTAAATATACTTTTCCGTTTGCATCTATGCCAAGTTTTGCTCCGCCAAGAATGCGATCTTCTTTTTTACCATTGTTGTCCCAATGCGTTTTACCCCATTCTTCTGCTGATTGAGAATAAGAACGTGGTAATTCACGCCCTTCTTTTTGTCCGTGATTTTGCCAGTGATCTTTCCCCCAATTTTCTATGGTTTGGGTGGGAGCATCTCTAGGTACAGTGCGACCTTCTTGTTGCCCGTTTTTCTGCCAATGATTTCGACCCCATTCCTCTTTGTTGTTTGATTTAGACTTTTTAAATGCATCTAAAAGATCCGCATAAGAGTTAACATACTTACTAAAATTCCTTGCTCCTGTGTTGTTGTATGCCTGTAGAAGATCTGGGTTATCTTGTACATATGCACCAAAGTCATTTACTCCAGTTGCTTCGTAAGCGTTTTCAAGATCTGAGTATGTATAAACGTAGTCTTCGTAAACACCCATTAGCAATCACCAAAAATAAAAACTGATTCTTGTCTGACCCAGGCTTCAATCTTACCAAGGTTCTCTTTGGAAAAGAAGGTTTGTTTCTCGAACCAACTCTTCATTTCTTCTGATCCCTTGTGGGCGTTGCAACGCCGACAGCAAGGGACTAAGTTATGACGATTAGAAGAGCCCGACTTGAAGCGTGGGATGATGTGATCCAGGCTTGTGGCGTCTTCTCCGCAATAACCACACTTATGGTTCCATGCTTCGTATATACTTTGTCTAAATCGTTTCTTGGCAAGTTTTGGTGTTAATTCAACTAGCAGGGCGAGGGGCTCGTGCTCGTTGCAAAACATGCTCTTCGGTTGCCGTTAATTTATTCTAATTTCCCCACACAATTTCCCTGACAAGGTAAAGAGATAAAAATTTCCTTAAGTCCGTTGACACCCTCTTGACATCGGATACTGTATTAAGGCACGCGTTTCTCTACGCCATGACCACCGCCAACGGATGGGTGTCCGTTCAAAAAGCAGAAGAGCTCCTGGGGCTTGACCGCAAGACCCTCTTTAAGTACCGCGATGATGGCACCCTGAAGCTGGGTCCGCACTTTGCTGCCTTCCCTGGATGCATGTCACGCGATAACTATCGTTGGAACGTTCCAGCGGTTAGGAAGCACCTGCAAAAACAAGAGATGGCTGCCGCTGCTTGAGTTGGCGGTAATGATTTTTACGCAGTCTATGGGCAAGGATTAAGTCCGTGATGTTCAACTGAACGTCTTGGAACGCCATTGCTTCATAGAGAGATGACGAGAGGGTGACCCAGCAGTCCTGCAGATCGCGGGGCTGCTTTTCTTTTAGGTCAAACAATAAAACCCACTGTGGATGCAGTGGGCGTACGTTTCTTTTCTTGGTGCAGACCGATACGGTGTGATCGGGACCCCAATCAAAATCACGCAGTTCTTCCGGCTTGAGGCCATAAGTGGCGATCATGCCATAGAGCCAGGCGATTGCTTTTGTCTTTCGGTTGGAGATCAGTCGGAAATACTCATCCACGATCCGCTGATCTAGAGGCGGTTGGTGAGCCATGAGTCGCATGGGCTAGGTGACCGAACCATATCGAACGGTGGGTCTAGCTCGCAAGGGGTAAAGGATTCCTTAATAAGTCTCGTGAGACTTAATATAAGTATACCTTAATCCTCAGGGTTTGTAAGGTTTTCCATCCTTATCAAACATTGTGAACCCTTGCATCAAGACAAAGTCGGTCGGTATGTTAAACAGTTTTTGCATCATCGGCATCATCATTGCCGACTGACAGTTATACGGCGGTACATCCATCTGAGATAACGAGAATCGATTTAAGTTCACTGCTCTTGCATCTTGTTGTTCACTCTCTGTTTGATCCACAAGTTTCTGCTCCCATGCAACCATGCTTCCCTCCTGGACGGGAAAGTCAGACGGTTCGGGTGGGAATGTTTTATCAGCAAACTTTAAAGCGTAAATATGCTTGCAGTAACGCATCTCATCAAGCAACGGCTCCCAGTTGTCGTTCAATGCAATGACAACGCCTTGTGCCGTGTCGTAGTCTGTATATTTTGGCATACCTTCTGCTGCTGATCCAGGGATTGCAGGGTCTCCTGTGCTCCTAATAAACGTCGCACCAAAGTCACGAAAGACACCTGGTCTATCTCTTGTTGCTTGGTTGTCAGTAACTGTGTCTGCAACTGTGGGCGGCAAACCAAATCCATCTGGCGCATACACTTCCATTGTGCGGTTGACCTGGGCACTGGTCATCGCACTGTTATCAAGAATCCCATTGAGCTTGGTGACTTCAAAGCGACCAGGCTTTACGGAAGCAACATTACTTCTTGGGTAACGTTTCTTCATTGACTTGTTGATATCACGCATGAACGCATAGTCTCTGTGCGTGAAGTCCTGACAAGAACAACAGAACCTGGCGCCAGTAATTAAATAGCGTCCAACGGTAAAAGGAACTGGAGATGGTGTGAAGAATTCTTTGTCGGGCGTTGTTTGCACAGAGCCCGCTTTACGTACTGTCAATACACCAGTAAATGGATTGGTATCTGTTAGAACTGCCTGTACATAACCATATCGTTTTTGTGTTGTTGGATCAATCGTGTCACGGTCAATGATGTCACCACCAACAGTAATGACCCTATCCTCCAGGGTTTCACTGTTTAGCGGTCTAAGGCCCCCTGGTACACCTGGAATGGCAACGTAGAACGGAGGGGGAAGCGGATTGCTGGCACTCCAGTTTCCTGCAAGTTTGACGTACCAGTTCGTTGCGTCTTCTGTAATGGACTCAATAAAAAGACGTTGGCCACTGCTGGGATCTACCAAGCGATCACTACGCATTGAACCGGCGTAACGCCAACCTGCCCAGTGCATTCCCATCTCTTTGTTCTTAGTTGGGAACCCTACAAACGTCCCGGAAATAATGGGAGCAGGGTTTGCAACAGAACTCGGTGTACCAGATGGTACAGGAATTTGGTATTGGAATGGGTAGTTATAGCCGTTGTCAAAGAAGGTGGCAGTGGCTAACTCAAAGCCACGACGCCAGCGGGACCAAGCCGACTCACGGTTCGCACTGTAAATCGAATCTGGAACTGAACCTTTGGAGAATTCAGTTGTGATCGGTTGAACGCCCGCTGGAGTAGGTAACGGTGTTTGGTTGAAATTACCAAAAGAGCTTCCACCCTTTTTGGCCATGATCAGAAGAAGCCGCCTTGTGCGTAGACATGAGCCCCTGGGATGTAACCAGAAGTGTTGGGACCGTCAGCAAATACACCCACGTAAATACGGTCGCCGCGCTCCAGGTAGATGCCCCGGTTGCGAAGAGGAGCGCCGTTGCCAAGGCCGGTGGTGTTACCAGCGGAAACATTGGGGACGGCCATCTCAGGCATCACGTCCGAACAATCCACTCGCTGAGTGTTTGCTGGAACTTGCTTGGCGAACAATACTTTGTAATCACCCGATGCCGGAATCGGAGTGGTGGTACCACGAGTCTGGTAGAAGACAAAAGTAACTTCTGGTTGGTAACCGTAGTTAACGCCGTTGTACACAAAGCCGCTTGACGTACCACCAGAGTACAAAAGCTTGGTGTTGACACCGGTCAGAGTAGTAGTGCCAGTGTAAGTGTAATAACCAAACCCATTTGACGCAGGAGTGGTTACAACACCAGTGTCGTAAACTAAGACGACTTGACCGCTGCTAACAGAAACAACAGTCCCAGAAGTGCCGCTAGATACAACATAGTCGGCATCACGGTAATAATCATTACGGACAATGGTGACGGAATCAATCACGCCACCATTGTTGTTATCCAGTTCCAGGGCAGCATCCATGTCCACCAAGATTGATGGAGCTTGACCACCTTGCACAAACAAAGTGGTAGGAGTGCCAACAGTCTGAGTCGTTACCCGAACCGAATCAAATAACGGACGGTCAACTAGTAACGGCTGCTTGTTGGTGGCTGTCGATGACACTGTGCTACTTCCTATTTATAAGTAATTATAAGCTATTGTCCCAAGGTAGCGAATCGTGTTAACGCCTTGGTAAAGGCATCAAAAGGACCAGCAGATGGGGCAGGTGCAACTAAAGGCGCAAACAATTGTTGTGCCATCATCAGCAACGTTGGGTCTTGACCAGCAAGGTTTTTAGCCTTGGCTTTTGGTGTTTGAGGTGATGGCTGAGCAGCAACAGAAGTAAACCCTGGGTCATCGCCAAGAACACGTTGTGCGTTCTTGTATAAATCACCACCAGGTTTAAAACGGCTTGCGACTCCTGCAACGGAAGTTCCAAAAGAATCTTTGGCGTTCAAAGATACGTTTGGGTTGCCGCCAAGTACGGTTGCATAAGCACGTTCAATCCCCATGCCTGGTTTGTAGCCTCTGTCTTCGAAATAACGAAGAACAGCAGGGATTTGTTCGGCACGCGTGTACTTGCCCTTCTTGTTTGGATCTAAGTATTTTTGTTGTTCACCAGGGCCAAATTGAATAAGGCCATAGTGTCTACCGCCTGCCCCACCTTGGATATTGGGATCCATGTTGGTACCGGCTTCCAAAGAAAGGAATGCACCAAACTCATATGGATTTAAGTTAAGTTTCCTGGCAGCATCAAAGATTGCTTGTCTATCAGCTGAAGGAAGTATGCCAACACGTGGAGTAGCCATGACTGTTGTTTCGTTATTCTCCTACCCAATTTGACTCTGCGCGGAGACCAGGGGTAAAAACAGTTTGTAATGCAACGACCAAACTGAGTTTAGTGGTCAGACGTTTGACAAAGTTAGGGCAAAGAATCATGGTTTTAAAGCAACAACACTGGCTCCCGTGAATCAAAGATTCGTGTCCAGTTGGTTGGACTTACATGCAAAGCAATGCCAAGGATGTTATCAGCTAGAAAACTGAGCGTTCTTGAACATCTCAGCTAACTTACGTGCTTGTTCAGAGCGGAAGTCGCCGCCTTGTACTGCAGTGGTGCCGATAGGAGTAATCGATCCAGTGTAAGAAAGATTACCAACTAAAGGTGTGGCAGTACCAAGGGGTGAGCCCTGGAAGCTTGGTTTGTTCGGTGCAATGGATTGCTGGAAGCGCTCAAACATTGCGGCTTGTTCCGTTGGGAAGCCACCGCCAACAATTGGAGTCACACCTTCCAAGGTCACAGGCTTCACGCCTTCGTACGTAACTGCACGCTGTTCAGGAGGAATAGGCGTGGGGCTCAACGGACGAGTGGTGTCAAATGGGAAGTTTGTCACAGGCCCCATCTGACCTGCATTCAGTTCATTTTGAATGACTTCATAACCGGACTGACCAGGCTTGACCTTTGCAGCAAGCTTCGGATTGGCTTTAGCCCACATGGCCATACCGATGTCTTCCGCCGACTGAATATCTTGTTCAGTTGCGCCAGGTTTGCGAGCTTTTGCTGCAGCAATTTCGTAACGCTTAAGCTCAGGATCTTGTGCAGTCAATTGAGCGACACGAGATATTTCTGCGGCTTGAGCACGTTCTTCTGGTGTGCCACCTAAAGGACGAAACGAACGTACAGAATAATCTGTGTTTGCCCCAGGGATATCATTCCCTGTTCTATATTCTTCAAAACGACGTGCTCTTTCTCCTGCACCTGAGTAATTAGGACGTAATAATTCGGGGTTTACAACCGGGCGGTTTTTAATGGAAGTAGAGGCGCCAGGTTGCGCTGCCGAACCAGTTAATCCAGCACCCAATAAAGAACCCAAGCCGAGTGCATAACGACCAATTTGAGAAGCGCCGCCAATTAAACGTGCACCTTGTAAAGCAGGTCCGATAAACATAATTACCTCCAAACCTCATGTAAATAAAGACGAGAACCAACAGCTGTGTCGGCGGGTCCAGGGAGTGCCTGGATAAATTCAGCACCAGAGCGTTCGTAACGGTATCTGGCTTGGAACGGATCCTTGTAGTTAGGAACGTAAAGGATGCCGGCTAAACGGTTGGTTTCGTAGAGATAAATCTCGTCCCAAACCTTGAGGGCTTCTTTGGCGTTGCTAGACCGAATAGTACGGTCAACGTCACCAGCGATGCTCTCCAACCTGGTGGAAGGTGCAGTTGCTACTTCGGTTTTCTTTTCGGCCGTATCGCAACGACCAATCTGAATAGCGATCTTGTCGTAAAAGTACGAATCAGGGATCGTATTCATCGCTTCTTCCAGACGGGCATAGTCACCCGCTGGCACGGAAACCGTGAAGTAGCCCAGGTGATACCGGACCCTACTTTTGTCAAAGTCGGATAACTGCACCGCTTATTTCCGTATGTTTTTAATTATAAAGGACCTGAACTAACCGGTTTGCTGCTGTTGTTTTTGATCTGTTAAGGGGTTTGCCATTGCTCCGGTGGGGAACATATTCAACATTTGAGAGAACTTCTCAAACGGTGATTGAGCCTTTGCACTTGATTGTTGAACCAATTGTTGCATCAGTTGAGTCTCAATATATGAATTCAACAAATCATCAAATGCATCACCCGTGACTTCTTCTTTTTCTTCTGCCTTTGTCGTACCAGTTGCTTCCTGTTGTTCCTTGCCACGTGTTGTGGATGCTCCAGGGAGTTCACTTAGGTGGAAAGTCTGAAGCTCGTAAGGGCCTGTACGCAAACTAGAGACATTGCCAGCACCACCTCGATTGGCATGAGTTGCAACTGAACCTTGACCAAGGAACCGAAGCTGTGTGCCTTCTGGGAAACCACCATAATCTTCTCCCATGTGTTCACGCATATCTCCATGGACCGGATGACGACGCATCCCCATGGGACTGGTCAAAGCAGCTGCTGGATTCAGAACAAAGTCATTGCCTTGTTTTGAATACAGCGATTGCCATGCCTCTTGCTCAGGTAAACGAAATTGAAGGTACTGACCAATGTCGCTTCTCGCCTTAGAAAGAGGGAAACGTTTACCATCCTTCATTACCTCCCAATGTGCGTGAGGTGCCGTCGATGTTCCAGTGGAACCAATACGTCCTAAGTAAAGAGAGGGACCGGAAGCCATATCGTTTTATTTTTAATTTTAAGACTAAAAAACCCCCGGTCTCCCAGGGGTAAGTAGAAGGAGATGAGTATTAGACCCTGATTAAATCAGCGGCCATTACGGAATCCCAATCAACACGTTTAATCTGCCTTAACTGTTCGAGATTGTTGAACCTTTCACCCGATAAGGACATCTGAAGATCTTTAATCTCTCTGGCTGTTTTCAATCCGATACCCTTAATATGATCAGCGATCATTTGGGCGGTAGCGCCATTGATATTTAAACGGTGATCGGGGGGAAAAGTACGTGGTTCTTCCTTCGCTGCTTTATCTTTTACCTGAAGGGTTTTAACCTTCTTGGTAGCTTCTTCATCAGGCTGAATTTCATTCTTGTAAACGGTGAAAAGGCGACCGTCTTGGTCTTCGACCATGAACCAATCGCCGTTATCCCATTCGCTTACAACCTTGACTCGAGCACCTGTTTTTTTGTGCTGATAAAGCATTGCCGGAAGGGTTGTCATAGGACCAGTAATTCACTGGTCCTAGTTTAACTCAATCAGCTAACAGTGCGGCCCAGGAGGTAGCCATCAATGTCTTCGTAGCCAGGAGCTTCGTCAGGCTGCACGTAGCAGACTTCCACAACGAAGTAACCGGTACGACCGGCATTGGCGTCATCGCTGGAGATGTACCAACCGCCAGAAGTGCTGGTGCCAGTGGTGGTACCACGAGCGAACACTTTCAGGGTGGTAGCGCCAGTGAGGCTCTTGTAGACGTTGGTAGCGGTCACGCCAGCAGCGCCGGTAGCAGTCAGGAAGGGGTTGGTGCTGTAAGCAGCCGAACCACCAGCGAAGAAGATTTCGCCGCCCTGACCACCAGCAGTGGTGGAAGTCAGGTTTGCCTGAGCCACACCCTCAGCGTCGCCAGAGGCAGACACAGGACCGCTGGAATCGCGGCAGAAGGTGATCACGTTGCCGGTAGCAGCATAGATACCAGAAGCAACGCGGCCATCACCCCAGCCAGAAGCCACGGAGATGGTGGCGCGATACACATAAGCAGGCAGGGTGGTGTTACCAGAGATCACCATGCCGGTGATGTCGGGGCGAGTGTCGTCCTGGCGGTAAGGCGAAGGAACGATCACGTTACCGGTCGCGGCTGCGCCAGCACCAGAGGCGGTGGCAACAGCAACGTAACCACGCTGCTGGAAGTAACGGTAGCCGGGGACGGCCAGCACCGAAGTGGGGCCGCCCTTGGAGGCGTTATTGCTACCGTCATCGTTGGTATCAATGTTCTTGTACCAACCGTTGAGCGGCTCAGCCCAGTTACCGGGATAAATTTTCTTAGCAGACAAATAAGTCA